TAAACCACTTATTCCACCACCGCCCAACAATGCACTAGAACCTAAACCAAACAAACCTGATTGAAGGTTGGCGGTTCTTGCATTAGCAGCGTTTTGGGCAGCAATACGAGCAGCTTGAGCCGTTGTGTATGAACCTAAATAATCAGGGCCAGCTACCGCAGCTTGATTGTATGGAGTTACATAGCCGGGCTGAGTGGCTTGGTTAAACGCACCTAATTGCTGAATTGGCAAGTTAGATTGCTGTAACTGTTGATTGAAACCTTGCTGATTAGCTCGTAAACCAACATCCATACCTTGTACTTGGGCAGCAGTTAACAAATCATTCTGTTGTTGTGCAAGTTGTGTTTTAGCACGATTGTAGGCTTCTGAGCCAGGCATAATGCCTTGATTAGCAAGGCGTGTTTCAACTGAAGCTTGTTGTTGCTGTAACTGTGGTTGCAATCTACGCATAATAGCGTCTGAGTACAATTCGCCAGGGTTAATGCCTGTTTGTGCCAATGTACTTGTATTAATGCCTTGTCCAGCAGTAGAAGCCAATCTGTTCTGTAATCCACTCATTGCGGATTGCAGGGTTGGGTTTAATGTTTGGGTAGCTGACCAAATAGGGTTGCCATTGGCATCTGTACCTGTTTGTGTATATTGCAGATTTGCATAAGGGGTTTGCTGATTAATGCGATTAGCAGCCGTAGCATTTTGCGCTCCAGCTAAATTGCCTAATGCAGTTTGTTGTGCAGCTTGTACATAAGGGTCTGTAGATGCCTGTAAACCTGTAGCATTTTGACCGTAAATGCCAAAAGGATTGGTAGTATATGCCCTGCTTTGGGTTTGCGTTCCAGCAGGGTTAAGTCTTTGGTATTCTTCTGAGCCTCTAAAGTTTGTAGCTAATTGGTCAGGGGTAATTCTGCCTTCTTGCAATGCTTGAGTCCATGCCTGTAACCCACCTTGGTCTGGCGCTCTGCCTAAATACTGTTGATACGCATTGGTAACTAATTGGTTGTAATTAGGCGAACCAGCGTTCATTGCTGGTTGAGTAGCTTGCTGTGCGTCTGTTGTGCCGGTGTTTTGTGCTTGAAAACTTGGATTTTGTGCGTTAACTTGTTGACCGCCCATGTTTTGCAACTGACCAATCGCTTGATTAAACGGCATTGTAGAACCCCTATTGGCCCCAAGAATGTCATCTTCCGATGTAGTATCGTAGCCTCTAACGGGAAATTGATTCACATTAACACCACTAGGTGTTGCATTTGGATTTACACCGCCTAATGCGCCATTAAAATTAGCACCCATTTCCTACTCCTAGTTTCAGCCATTTACATTGTTCTGGCCTCATTGTTAAAAGAACCAAATTACCGTCTTTATGGGCATCGGCAATGTTGGCTATTTCTTCAAAACCAAGGTGTCGGTCTAATTTCAGGGCTTTTTCATTATTCCCAGGAACTGCACCAATTATAACCTTGAGTTTCAATTTATTAAAGGGATAGTCAAATATGGCCTTGAGAAAATCCCTTGTCATCCAATGACTTCCGCAACTAGCGATATGTACTTGGCAGGATTTACCCTCAAAATTGCAATATACAGCTACCGCCCTCAATTCGTTACTTAATACATTGCCTATACATTGACTATCGTGCGGAAGGGGAATATCTAAGATATTGGATGCCCAAGCTTTTAAATAATCTTGTGATTCGACAATAATCATTAAATAACGCTTCCACGCTCCATAACATAGTCAGTCGATAACCAATGTACATCTATTCCTGCTGAAACCATATTTAAGTTAATACCTGCGGAATACCCTAATCCTGTAACACCTTGCCAATTTCTTGAAATAACCAAGTTACCAGCCCAAACATCACCATCCCATGTAGCTGCATCCCATATGGCTGTAGTGGCTGGGGTTGGTACAAAAGATACTTGACCAAGGTTGTTTTGGGTCTGAAAGTCGGTATTGATACCAGCATATACACCTGGCGTTCCCACATCTACTAAGAATGTAGGCCGAACTAATGTAAAGCGTTTTTGTTGTCCAGGAGCGTCAAAATAGCTATAAGCTTGTTGGCAAGTAGCAGAGATTTGAGCGCCATCGTCAGCATTGGTGTCCCAAAACTTACCTACATAGCCATTACCACCAAAGTACATATCATCGTTATGCAATTCAAAGCATTTAGCACTAATGCCAGTAAAACTAGCCCAAGCCTTTGAAATGGTGTGCATTACATATTGCTCTACCCCATTAGGGTTTGGTATGTTAATAATGAGCATATTTGGCTTGGCATAGTAAATAGCTTGCCAACCAAACTCATTGGAATATAAGTCTGCTTCTCTTGAAATTTCAAAGAAAATCTTGTCAGTAAGATTAACTCTAGGGTCTAAACGACTAGATTGCAATGCCGCAGCTAACGGTACTAATCCGTCTTGGGTAAGCAATAATAGGTCACCAGTCCATTTGTAGAAGCACCTACGAGCAAACACATAACCTATTTGCCAAACGCCTTTTAAAGCCCAATCTGTTGGTGAATCAGGGTCTGTACCGTTATATACAATAACTTCACCCATGTTGGTAACGAATACAGCGTAGTCATCAGCACCTTCACCAGCGTCTAATGTCCATGTACCCATAGCTTGCAAAAAGCCACCATTACGGGCAATACCGCCAAAATCAAGCTCAGAAGCTGCGCCCGATATTTGGTCAACAGGCAAATACCATACACTTAAACTGTCTTTTTCAGTAAAGAAAAGGCGGTTTTTAAACAAGTTTACAGAAACAAATTTGTTACTATTTACCCCTGTTATTGCATACAGTACAGCGTAAGTGCCTACTGTAGACGCATTAGCGCCTGGGTTACTTGCCATTGTGTAAGTAAAAGTTGATGCGCCTGTTACTGTAATGGTGTATGTGCCGTTATAGGCAGCAGGGCTTGCACCGCTAATGGTAACTTTATTGCCAGTTAATAAGCCATGAGCAATAGCCGTTGTCAGCGTGGCAGTTGTAGTTACAAAAGTAATTGAACTAATGGTCTGTGCTGTGCTTGTAGGGGCAATATTGAACCAGCTAGTACCGTCATATACACAAGTAGCATCTGTACCGTTGCAAGCTACTAAAAAATTACCTGCGGCATTACTGATATTGATGTGTTGAAGCTTGTCATTAGTAATAGCGTGGGAAACAGTAGCAGTAGCCGTATCAGCGTTATAAATGCTTGTTCCCGCAGCAGCAAATAGCTTTTGACTTGTTCCACCGGCATAGTTCATCAAAGAATTAACTTGACCTGTAATGCCAATAGAGTGCTTTGAATAACCTTTACGCAACTGCACAAAAGTAGGAGTTGGGTAAAAGTTATTAAGGGTTACAGCATCCGTTGGGGGCATAGACGCTACAGAGTCCCTAGCGTTCCACCCACCAATAGGGGCAGTAATAGAGGTTGTGACAGCAGTACGAGGTTTAGCAACCGCCATAATTAAGTCCCATAACCTGTATCTGGAATGTTTGCGTAACCGATAAGCACTTTGCTTGGGTAAGGGGCAAACGATAGGTTAGGAGCGCCTTTGTCGTTAGCTTTAGCAACGGACAGATAGCGGTTGTAATCGGCTGTCAATGCAGTTGTGTCAAACGACTTAATTTGGAAGTATTTAAGCTTAGTAGATAAAACCATAATACGGTCATCTAAGACTGTAGTATCGGTATCTGCAATAAAGCTGTTTTGTATTGCACCTGTGGCACTTCTAGCCCAGCCTTTAGAACGGTATTCCCATCCTAAATATTCTTGGGTATTCATTGGAGGCCATATTTGGAATTGATTATCCAATATGCGCCAACGGATTCTAGGGCCTGTTGAAATATAACCAGACTTTAGCCATTGCCATTGCTGTGCATCTTCAGGGCCTAACATTTCCCATCTTTTGGTCTTATCCCAATGGGTTCTATCGGTAATCGTTTCAAAGTCAGCAGGAAGGTCGTATGCAGTTTGAGCCAATACAACTGACCCTGTGCCTGTACCTGAAGCCTGTTGGCTCATTACAATTTGTTTTGTAGTGTTGTTTGCTGTAACTACATTGGTGTCTTGGTTAATGTTATAACCAGTAATCTGCCATTGTTTTGTTACATTACTAATGTTTGTACCGCCATCAACAGTCAATGTAGTAGAACCATTAACTGAAGTGGCGTTTGTCGTAATAGCTTGAGTGTAAAAACGATACTGAACTTGTAGAGCTTGCCAATCGTGTTCTTTAATCAGGTCGTAGCCAGAACCGTTCATTAACGCCAATAATTGCTGAACATCCTGATTTGGATTTCCAGCTACGGAAACTGGTACGGCTAGGTTAAGTTCGCTTGCGGTTTGCTGCACAAGCTGTAGCATCGTAGATGACATATTAAGCTTCCTTTACTACTCTCGGTTTGCGTGGTTTTTTCTCACCAACTGCGGAAAGTAGCGCTGCCATTTGCTCTTGCATTAGGTTCAGCTTCGCCTCAGTTTCTGACTTAATTTTAGCATTTTCTTCACGCAATAGTGCAAGTTCTTCATCACGCTTGGAAACATCCGCAGATTCTTTAGCTAAATTTAGGAAAGTTTTGGCTCTTTCACGGAAGTTATGTGGACTCATACCTGCAATCATGCCAATTCGCTGTAATTGCTGGTCAGAAGCATGGGCAATAGCTTCTACGGTATGGAATTTGATGCCTTTTAGTTCTTCAGCTTGAGAAACGCTGATTTGAGGCCATTCCGACAATGGAGTGCCGTTAAAGGCAATTTCAGAACCTTGGCGGTTCATATAATTAGCCCATTGGATAGGAAACCGTGTTTTGTGACCCTCTGTAACATAAGTGTCAATCTCAGTCAAGGCATCGCCTGGGACTAGGATTTTAATAAAGTCAAATTCTTGGAATATCGGTCTGCCCTGTGCAATGGACTCATCTTCGAGTTTTACAGGTCGTTTATAAAACTTAACAGTTAATCGTGAATCAGGGTTAGAAATATCGCTTTCAATCGCCATTTTTAATGCTCCAAAGTAGTTTGGGTTAATAAAAAAAAAAGGGACTCCCCTTGTGAGGAAGTCCCAGCTTACTACAAATTACAACTTAAACTGATGTAGCTGCAAACCACGCAAATTCACCCGATGCTACTGAAGTAGCTGTTGGGCCAGCGTATGAACCAGCAGTACCAGTAGTTACAACAAAAGTGCTTGCATTAACAATGCAGTTGGTTGCAGAAGCTGCAATGTTTACACCAGCTTTACCAAATACATAACGCTTTCCGTCATTGCCAAAGGTCTGTGTTCCCAATGGGCCAAAGTTAGGAATATCTATTGTAGTAGCGCCATTTACATACTCGAAGCTGCTAGGAGTTGTGTAGTTTAAATTGACACCAGAGATAGGTAGTGTTGAATATGCCATGATAATTTATCCTTTCTAATCAATGGTTTAGGCTGCAACAGTCAAAACACCTTGGAGGAACGAGTTACTTGTTGTCAAGTTACCAGCCCAGCCATAGAGTTTAACGATTGCGTCTTGGTTAATAGCTTGACGCTCGCCACCGATTGGAACGAAATTACGCTCTTTGTGTGGACGGAAGAAGATGTAGTTGGTGTTCAAGAAGAACATGGTGTTTGATGGAGCTTGGTTACCATAACCACCACCCAATACCACATCAGCAGAAGTACCACCACCGTAGAACTTCAATGAAGCAAAACCAGCAGCGCCTGATTCCTCAGAAGCGATACGCTGGATAGCTTGTAATGAAGCTACATAAGCAGCATACATATTGTTGTCAGCAACGATAAGGTCAGCTTTATCTGTGCCACGAACCTGTTTGATAGCCAATTCAGTCATCTTGGCGAGCAATGTGCTTGAGCCAGGAGTGATAACTACGCTACCAACCTTTTGGTTCTGCCAAAATTCCCAGTTAGCACGGTTAATACCACCGTATGTGCCAGTTGTAGGAGTTGTTGAAACAGCAGCAGCCAAACCGTCCAAGTTCTT